TCTTATTCTGATCTCTGGGTATTTCCAAATGCCTATGGTAAAAAGCCTTTTGAGCAGAATGCCATGAGAAAAAACATAAAGAAGATTTGTGATCTGGCAGGTGTTCCTGATTATGGAATTGGTGGTTTTAGAAAGTATTACAATACTAGCATGATCTCCGAGGTTCCAGATCACATCAGGAAGGCTAGGATGGGGCATAGCAAGCACTCAACTACTGCCGAGACTAATTACACAATTGTTGATTTGGAGCAGGCCAGAGATGCGAAACAGGCCGAGCAATTGATGAAGAAAGTATTAGAGAGATAATTAATCGTAATCTATCCCACCCTTACTAATCTGGGTGGGTATCCTGACAACTCTTCCTGTATCAATTTCTTTCAAGGCTCTAGGATCATCTTCAAATCTTTCATCCTCACCTAATTCCTGAGGAGTTTTTTTACTATTCTGAAATTGTAATTCATTGAATATTTCTCGCAATTCTGGGTTACCTCTTTTTGTACCTCTGCAAGCATAACAAATAGATGGCCTACGTCTTTTATGTTGTACCCTGCCTAACCTTGCACCGCAATCATTACAATAATTGTAAATGTTTTTTATATCATCAGTAGTCATTGTAAGTTTACAGGCAGGACATTGATAAACATCATACAATTCTGTCGTTTTCATCATGGTTTTACAACTGGGGCAAATATTCATTTTTTATCAACCTTCAATGCCAGTTCACCTGCAATACCGCCAAAACCCACATTATCAACATGAGAATCAGGATTAGTTGGATCATGTGCAATTCTAGAGATTTTCTGAAGTTGATTAAAAATACTAACTTCAAATAATTCTATTGGTTGTTTTGAAATATCCCTTTCTTGCAGGTAAGCATTCCAGAGGTCAGCAGTCCTTTTAAAATTTTCATCAACACTGCCATAGGCCTTCATCCTGTCACCAGTAGTTAAGGCCTTTGCCTGATCGAATATTTCAGCTTTAGAAAGGGATTTTGTCATTTAAAGGATCTTTTATTTTGCCTGCAATCCAAGTGTCGTTTTTCTGGTAAAGGTTTGCCCAGAGGACTTGCCCATCACCAAGAACGATTTTGCAATTATAATCACAATGCCAATCTAAATTTTTTTCTTTATTTTTGTTTATTGATACAGTGAACTTATCTTCACCATACATGATTTTGGGTCTTTCTTTTTCCATTTTATTTCCCTTCTATTTGTGATTTTCTAGTATATATGTAATCGATTGCCTTTTGATCTTTAGGCATTTGTTCCTGCCACATTTTCCTTAATTTTTCGACAGTTCCGCATCGATCTGCTAAGTGTTTTATCTTCTCAAATTCAGTCTTAAATTTGCGAAGTTCTTTGTTTTCACCTGACCCCTTAGTTTTTGAGGAGACTGTAGGATCAGGTTTTGATGGGGTCTCATCGGAGCCATCCCCATCTTCATTTTCTATTTCATCATCCATTGTTGAATTAGCATCATCATCATCATCAAATAGATAACCAGAAAACTCTTTTTCATCATGTGTATCTACAGTGACAATATCCAACATCGTTGCACATATAAGCCTTCTGTAATATGTAATAGCTGATGATAATGCCTGCGGATCATTCTTGGTAAGTAACATTGGAATTTTGGATATTTCCATTTCCTGAGTAGGTAAATGCACCAACTTACTGACAAAAATGCACTGGTTTTCGGTATACTCAAAGGTGTTCTGCATAATTAGGTCATAATTAACCGCATTATCAATTACCCTTTGCACAAATGCCAGACTTGCATATTCACTGTTATGGAAGGGGTTTTTAGATTCTTTGATAATGAACCTTTTAGCATCCCTGATCCATGTTGCCTTTGCTTGGAACAATGATACATTTTCATTGCTTACACTGTCCTGTACCTCAGTATTTAGCTTTGGTTTAGGTATTAATTGTGATGTACTTTCACTTAGTCTTTGCATATTTCTAACCTCTTTGATCCATTACGTTGCACTTTGATTTTCACCCCATGCCCTGTAGCTTCACTTGCATTTGGCGGTACTAACTTTTTTATTTTGTCAGAACTTTCCTTAAAAATTTTATTTGCACCTGCGGTTTGTATAATTTGCAGGGCAAAAGACCGCCACCTTTCATCACTTTCCATATCAACTGGCACAAGGTCAGCCTCTGGCACAAAATCAGTCATTGTGGGTAATTCATTAGGCTCAAAACCTAATTCAACACAGTTCATGAAGTATCTACCCAGTTCAATGAGTTCTTCCTGATATACAGGGTCAATCTTCATTTCTTCTAATACAGGCTTATCACCGCCTCTTATAATGCTTAGAAGGCCATATTCAATCGGCCTATCCAGATACTCCTGCAATAGGTAGGCATTCCAGTGTAGTTGAGGTGCATAGTACCTAACCAACCTTGGAACTACATCACCCCAAGCCTCATCTTTAGTAGGCCTGCCAAGTGTAAATTTAGCATCTATGACTGCAATTTTATTTTTGTAATTCTCAATTACACCATCGAGAGTACACCGCATAAAAGGATGTTTTTTGCCTTCAATGACTTGTTGCCTCATATTGATAGTTCTTTTGAGATAAACTTCAGTCCATTCTAGATTAACTAGTTCAGTTATATGCCCCATAATGACAGGCCATATGAGTGTTAAATCATCTGGTTCTTTCTGATCAGTCTTTTCTAGATATAAATTATTATTTTTTTCTTTGTCCCCTGAGGCAATGATATTGATTTCACTGCCACCAAGTTTAGCTTTTCTTGCAGATAGGCTTTTCTTATCCATCCGCATCTTTTCAAAAAATGGTAATGCCATATTGTCTCCTCATCAAATAATGAAGAGATTATACTACAAGGCATAAAAAGGCAAATTATTCTTATAATTTATCTAATAAAAATTAGTTCTAGTACCCACAATGGTATGTACATAAAGCATTTCAGAGTTTTTTATTACTTCTTCTTTTATAGGATGTAGTGTCTGAAATTTCATTTGCCTATCAGTAATTTGTAATAGCTTTCTGAAGATGCCTGTTATGTGATCACCCTGCTTAACCTGCACAACAACATAGTCACCTTCTTTTATTTGTTTATTAGGATCTACATAAACCAAATCACCATGTTCATACCTTGGAGAAAGAAAGCTACCATGAATAAAACAGGCATATGAATTTAAATTATCAACCAGATAGTCAGGCCTAATTGTATGGCTCACAAACTGTTTATGCATTTGTACACCCTCACCATTGAGTATTGGCATACCGAATAGCGGTAAATCCTCGGTGTATTTTTGTTTATATTGGTTTGATCTTAGTTCCTGAGACTGTATTGCTGTTGCATCAACTTTGAAAAACTTTGTTAGTTTCTCCAGATGATCACCAATACGTCTTTCACCTCTTTCCATTTTAGAATATTCTGGCTGTTTCATATCAACAGCTTTTGCAACTTCTCCTTGCTGTAACCCTTTCATATTGCGTAGGGTTAACAGATTATTTGGATATTTCATTATTATCTCCTCAAACTAAAATATAAAAACTCACAATGAATATTTTAGTTTGAAGGCGGTGCAGTTTGTAAGTCTGTCCAACCATTCATAGACAACATTCTACTCATGTATTGGGATTTTTTATGAATTAATTTAAAACATCTTGGCTTTCGTTTTGTTTTTTTTGTCATTTCAAGTCCTTTTGTTTTTTTATACACTGACAGGTCTCACTTGATCCAATTCCTACAGTGCCTCCCAAAATCTCAATAATTAAAAAGAATATATGCCTACAAGTAAAAAGCAAGAACAATAAATTAACATATTAAGTATAAATTTTTATTTGACATATATTATTATAAAATGCATAAAATATGCCTATAATGAATATTAATATAAGATCTAGAAAACATACTACATTTGGTGATTACATATGAAACTTAGGGCATATATGGTGTCTGAAGGCATTAGGCAGGTTGACTTAGCGAAAATTTTAAATGTGAACCAGTCATCCATAAATAAATGGCTTTACAAGAAATCTTTACCCTCAGGCAAGCATATGATTCAGATTTATAAGCTATCAAAAGGCGAAGTCAATTTGAAGGACTGGATGTAATGGGTAAGTTTTCCAGAGATAAAGGTTACAGGGTTGAGAATAATTTAAGAAAACAAATACTCACTCATGAAAAAATGGAATGCATCAGGGTTCCATTAAGTGGTGGAGCCAGTATTCATGGAGATCTAATTTTTAATAAAATTGGTGGTGAAAAATGGTGTGCCGAGGTTAAGGCTAGGGCAGATGGTTTTAAAAATATTTACAAATGGAAAGATAATAATGAGGTTTTAATCATTAAGGCCGACAATAAAAAGGCTTTAGCGGTTTTAGATCTGGATGATTTTATCACTTTGATTGAGGAGCAAAAATAAATGAGCATGAATGCGATTGCATGGTGTATGAAACAGAAAATTAAGGATCAAACTGACTGGTCTATATTGATGCGGATATGTGATCACTACAATGATAGTCTGGGATATGCCTACCCATCTCAGGACAGAATTGCCGATCAAATTTTATCTTCAACAAAGACAATTCAAAGGCACATAAAAAGCCTCGTTGAGCAGGGTTATTTGCAGATAATTAAGTCACCAAACAAGGTGAATAAATATGTCATTCCTGCACTAAAAATGGATGCGACACCTGTGTCTCTTCCAGATTTGGATGCGACACCCTTGTCGCCCGAATATATATTAGATAATAATATAATATCAGATAATATAATTCCTTTAACTAATATATCTTCTAATATAGTAGTTAAAGGCACTGAAAATAAAATTTTGACTTCTTCTCAGTGGTTATGGAAATATCATTTGAAGTGGTTTCAGAAGAATACACCAAGTGTAAAAGATCATAGGACAATTTTAGCTAAATTAATTAAAGTTGCATCCGATAATAAGACCGAAAACAGGGAAAAGGCCTGTGATGATTTACACAAAGTTTTCCTTCATTGTCAAAAAGATGCCAAGCATAATCTGATTGAATATCTAAATGCGACTGCCAAGAACATTGCCGAGAAATTTAGGGTTGTTAAAAAGCCGAGGGAGTTAAGTGATCAGGCATTGGCACTGATGGAAAGTAACTTTCAAAAGATATACAAGGCAACTCATGGTGTAGCAGGTTGGGGCGGTTTGGATTATCAGGAGATAAGGAAGGAATATGAAAAGGCCTTTAGGGAAGGTGTAATTGTATTTAGTCATACAAAAAAGAAAGCTACAGCAGATCAGATATTAGAGTATTTTGGGGTTAGATGAAAAAGAAGAAACTTACAAAAAAAGACAAATTATTACGTAGTCAATCAATTCAAAGAATACTTGATAAAAGAGATGAACTCATTCGTAATGCCAAAATACTTCCAACACCTGAGTTTCTGAAAAAGTTTGATGTTGAAGAAAAACAGACACAAAAGGCAGGTGAACGTAGAATGTACGTCACCAATCAGCTATGGATTGATACCTATTACAAGAAAGGCATTATCGATTATTCACAACATTTGACTGCACAAAAACTACTTGCTCTTTTTAGAAGGGCAGGAAGGCATCAAAAGGTTACAATGACGTTTAGTAAGGAGCCGATACAAAAAGGTGCTGAGAAAGGCTTAAATCTCGATGAAGGTGCATTTAGTGACTACAATAAGCTACGCTCATTGATGGGTAGGAATTCGTTTAGTATTTGTCAGGATGTAGTGTGTTTTAATTTGAGTGCCAAGGAATGGGCAGAAAAAAACCGCAGAAACGTAAAAGCCTCTGCGGAATTGTTTAGAATAAGTCTGGATGACTTAGCTGATGCCTTTAAACAGTTAAGCCTTTAGTCTTTTACTGCGTACCTCATCATCCCATTTTGCTCTTTTATCCATGTGGAAATCTACTTCTTCAATTTCCCTTCTATGTTGCCTGATCCTGCCTTTAAAGTGCTGAACCTTTTTGAGGCAAGGACTTTCTTTTTCAGATTCAAGTTTTAGAAATGCTTCATTGGCTGTTTGATTGAACAAGTGCCATTTACGAACAGTTGCTAAATCATCTACTGTTAAAACTAAACTCATGTGAAGGCTACCAAGGCTATATATGCATAGATAAAAAGCAGTGGTATGCATATGATGTTGATAAGGTTCTCTAACATATTAACTCCTCTATAATATTACTTATAGGCATATAATAAGCATAAAATAGGGAAAAGCAAATTATTTTGTTGACATAGGGGGAATTTGAATGCAAAGGTTTAAAAATAATGGAGAATTGCCTACTTGAAGAGGTTACTTCATTTACTTTGTTAAATAATATTTTAATTTATATGTATATAAAAAAGGGTATCTGTCTCTAAGCAGATGCCCTTTTTATTAGGTGAAATAAATGCCAAGAATGAATGATGAAAAATGGAACGAGTTCTTGAAAAGAATTGGTGAAGGTAGGTCAGCTAGAGACGTATGCGGTAATGATAAGGATATGCCTTCTTGGAGAATAGTTTCAATTAAGTTGAATGAAGATACAGCATTTGCATCTAAGTATTCACTGGCTATGGAGAATAGAGGTCAGGTCTATGCTGATAAGATTAGTGAGATAGTGAATAAGGTTGTTGATGGATTGATAGATCCTAATGCAGGAAGAGTAGCTATCGATGGTCTTAAGTGGATGAGTATGAAGTTAGCACCGAAGAAGTTTGGTGATGTGCATAAGATGGAAGTCAAGCATGAGACTAGTTATGTGGATGCGTTGAAGGAGATAAGTGGGATAGTAGATAGTACAACAAGTAATGCACTACGCACGCACGAAGAATCAGAAAAAAACAAGACAATTCAATAGGTCGTTACATCACTTACCTGACGATTATGCAGGTTAAGTCATTGATTTAATTACATTTAGTATTTGTGGTTGGTACAGTGGTTGGTATAAAGGGTAGGATTTTTAGGAGATTTTGCTTTTGACCCCCCCCTTGATCGAACACAGGGGGCAGATAGAAATATATATATATCCACTTACTGGATACTGAATTTTTTCCAGACCTTTCTAAGTTCTTGGCCTTTCTTGTAAAAGTATTTACCGCCATTAACTATTTCTGGTTCATCTTCGATATCGTAATGTCCTTCGACATAATCGATTGATGCTCGGTTTTCTATGTCATCCATAAAAAGCCAGAATATGTCTTGGTCTATTTCGGTAGTTGGTTTGATCTTTTTATTTTGAAAGTCATTTAGGAATTTTACATATCTTTCTTTTTGATCTTCATCTTTGAATGATCCTTCGGCCTGAGTTTCTTTGGTTACATTCCAAAAGTTATATACCTCATCTTTGGTATATTTGGTTTGTGGAAATTTTATTGTAAATGGTATTTTGTTCATAATTTTAGTCTCCTCATAATTTTCATTATACCACACTTTTAAAAAAAAGTCAAGTTCAAATATTGGCTAAGTAATTGATATTACTGGTAAAATCGTGATTTTTGGGGCATATAGTATAGGAACTGCAATGGGTTTTCTCCCCTACCATAGCAGGGGATAGGGTGGGAATGGATAAAGCAACAGAAACATTATTGAAACTGCGGAATGATCCAGTTTTATTTGTAGAAAAGGTATTGAAGGCCACCCCCCAGAAGTGGCAAAAAGAGGCATTACTGGGCATCAAAAATAATGATAAGGTTGCGATAAGGTCTGGACATGGAGTTGGCAAGACCGCTTTTCAGTCATGGTTGGTGTTATGGTGGATGTTAACACATTATCCATGCAAGATAGCCATTACTGGGAATACACAGCACCAATTGCAAGACGTTTTGTGGACTGAACTGGATAAGTGGTACAGGCAGTTACCAGAAGGTTTTAAAAGTCAGCTAGATATTAAGGCTGACAAAATATCCCTTCATGGGGCAAAAGACAGTTATGCTGTTTGTAGGGTTTCGAGACGTGAATCGCCAGAAAGTCTGCAAGGATTTCATTCAGAAAATATGCTTTTTATTTGTGAAGAGGCCTCTGGTATTCCAGACATAATATTTCAAGTTGCCGAGGGTAGTTTATCTACAGAAGGTGCTAAGGTTGTCATGTGTGGAAATCCAACAAGGTCGGATGGGTATTTCTACGAGGCCTTTCATGGGATGAAACACAGGTGGTTTACGATGAAGGTAAGCTGTTTAGAGAGTGAATATGTCTCTGAGCAGTTTTTAGAAGATATGCGTACCAAGTATTCTGAGGATAGTAATATCTGGAGAGTTAGGGTAGCAGGCGAGTTTCCGAACCAGTCGGATGACGTACTTTTGCCCATGCATTTACTGGAAACAGCGGTAACAAGGGATGTTGAGGCCTCACCTACGACACCTGTTGTTTGGGGTGTTGATGTTGCAAGGTATGGTTCTGACAGGTCGGCCTTGGCCAAGAGAAGGGGTCAGGAGTTACTGGAGCCAATAAAGACTTATTCTGGCAAGGATATTATGGAAATGGCAGGCATTATCTTAACCGAGTATGAGGCGGTTAGGTATTCTGACAGGCCTGAGGCTATTTACATTGATGCGATTGGTATTGGTGCAGGTCTGGCTGACAGGTTAAAAGAGTTGGATTTACCTGCGGTATCAATTGCGGTTTCTGAATCAGCCAGTTTGAAGGACAAGTTTGGCAGGTTAAGAGATGAGTTATTTTGGAATGCAAGGGAATGGTTTGAGGGCAGGGATGTAAAGATACCCCAAGACGATGCCTTGATACAGGAGTTAACCAGTATTCGATATAAATATTTATCTACTGGTAAATTAAAAATTGAGAGTAAGGATGAGATGAAACGCAGGGGTCAAAGATCTCCTGACGTTGCGGATAGTTTTGTTTTGACATTTGCTGATCAGGGAGCCTTGGCATCTGGTTCATATGGCAGGTGGAATAGCAGGAAAGTTTTTAGGCCTGATACATCATGGATTATTTAAATGAGCAAAAAAGACCCAAGATTAACCAAATTAGGTTTGGATAGGTATAATCAGGCCAAAAGGACACCAAATCATCCAACAAAGAGCCATGTAGTTGTTGCCAAGGATGGTGACAAGATTAAGACCATCAGGTTTGGTCAGCAGGGTGTAACTGGTGCAGGAAAAAATCCTAAGACAAAAAAGGATAAGATGAGGCGAAAGTCTTACTATGCGAGGCATGGCAAGACGAATGATAAGTTAAGTGCCAAATATTGGTCACATAAGGTGAAATGGTAATGCAACAAAATAATATAACAGCACCATTTTATGCACCAAATTTATCAACAAGTTTATTTCAAGAATATCCAAGTGTATTTCAAGACAAAACATTTGGGTTGTTTAACAGGGCAGTAACACAGCCTTTTATAGATGCATTTGATTTACTGGGTAGAACTTATGAAACTGGCAAAAGAGGTATAGCCACTGGTATTGGGTCTTTATCCAATAATCCTAGATTAACTAGGGATATTTATGGATTAATTACAGCAGGCGAATTTGCTACAGGTGGAAGTCCATTTGTATCTGGTTTGAATATGGGGTCTAAGGCCTTTAATATTCCAAGAAATATTACGCAAAGGGATCTGGATTTAGTTGTAGATTTACCAACTGTTGGCAGTGAAGGTTTTCCAATCAATCAGCTAGTTGGAAAACGAATAACACCATTTCCTGCTGATTTGATGAAAGGCGGTAGTTTTTACAGGGGCATTGATGATGCACCTATAGAGCCAGTGCCATTGCAGGGTGGTTCTGATTTTCCATTAATGCGTAGTAGTGTTGAGAAAAATTTAGCTTTTGCTAATTTAGGAAAAGGTCAGGCTACACAGCAAACATCTAGGGGTGCTGATTATGCTGTTGTAACAGCCATGAACCCACAAACTGTAGGCAAATTACCTTCTCAGGTATCAAATAAAAATATGAGAAGGATTTTTGGCTTACAAACTAAGTCATTTATTGATCAGGGATACATTAAGCCAGATGATGTTGTAAAACTGGATAATTTGGTAAGATCTATAGGGCAGACTAAAAAAGGTGCAGAAAAATTAAAAGATTTTGTAGGTTTTCAGTCTCCTGATTTATTAAAATATTTAGATAGTCTGGATTTTGAAACTGCAAATAATTTTGCACAGGCATTGAATACCAGAAGAGCAAGAGATCTTGGAACACCAAATATAAATAGAATTATACAGCAAACAATAAATCCTGCTGAGGCAGGCACTAATCCAATGGATAGTTTGATATTATTGGAGTTGCAAAAGGGTGCAAATCCAGTAAAAACTACTGATATTGGCGGTGTACCTCATTTAAGTTATGATTATGCTGTTTTAGGTAGGCCAGTAGCAAAATTTGAGGTTCCAGTACCTGCGGAAACAATTTTTCCTGATTTTTTCACTGCAAGAAGGATGGCAGGCTCACCAAAAGGATCTGATCCAAGGGCATTTACAATGTCTAATGTTGTGCAGGACATTACACCAGAAATTGCTATGGGAATGGCAACAAAAAAAGTTGGCAGTATAAATTCTGCTCGTCACGCACAATTATTGAGTGATACTGTAAATTCAAATTGGAGAACAACACAAACTCCAGTGAATCAAGGTGGATTAAAACCAATTGAAATAGTTGATGGTTTTGAAGATAACATACTTTCCGAGAGTTTAAGCAAGTATAGCTTGAAGGAAATACAGCAGGGTGCAAAAGATGGTTCACTTGTCTTTTATGGCCTTGGTGATGCTAAAACAGGCGGTAAAGTATATTTTGGACTGAAGAAAAATACTGACTATGAGGCAGACTATGGATTTACGCATCCAGAGTTAACAAAAAATGAAACTGCTATAGTTGGTGTTATGAATAATGAATTTGGATATGCATCAAAAGGTGTATCTGTTCCAAGTTCGGTCTTGAAGGGAATTGAGAATGGTGCTACTGTCCTCGATGCATATGCTGTAAGATCAAAAGACTATCCAGAAGGGTTTTTACCAAGTTATTATGCAGAATTTGGTTTTAAGAAACTTGGAACTGTAAAATTTGATCCTAAATATGTAAGAGAGCCAGAATTTGGTGGTAGTGAGCAAAAATATCGCAGGTTATTGGCACAATGGAGAACGCAGGGATGGAATGAAAAGTTTGGATTTCCAGATCTGGTGATAATGAAATGGCAAGGTCTAAATGCAGTCAGAAAAAATGCTACACGAAGATTTCTCGAGGAAGGTTCTCAAGGTTTTAGGAATAGAATTACTAAACGAACTGTCGGAACTGCAAGAAATCTCTCTGGACAATCAGCTACAGGATCTGTTGGAAGAAAACAACAATCAGGTGGAAAAGGTGACACCAGATTCAATCAGGGGCAGGTACAAACTGGTAACAGAACACCTGTATCCGAAGGATTTCGTAGAAACATCCAATCGCTTACAGGGGCAACCCCAGAACAACTAAGGTCGTATGGCCTCCTGACATAATGTTAAATGTCAAAACCAGACTTGGTTGGGATGAAGTCAAGGGTATTACTGTAATTGCTGATCAGGATATTAAAAAGGGTGATTTTGTTACAATATTTGATCCTGATTACGACTTAATTTTTGAAAAAATTTATATTGATCATATGCCAGAGGCACAAAAACATTATGTGCAGAATATGACATATGAATACGAATATGGTGAAAATTTTAAATATGTATTGCCATTTGGACATGAGCCTTTCATGAACCATGACACAAACCCAAATGTTGATGAATATGGCAGGGCATCGAGAAATATTAAAAGTGGAGAAGAATTAACCTGTGATTATGTACTTATGGACAGCAGATGTGTGGTGGGGTCTGAACCTTGGCTAGTTTAGTTTGTAACCTGCCTGCAACACAGGTTTATGTAAGAAAAGAATATTTGCGTGATCATGAAGATGGACATGGTGAGTTTGTAAAAGGTGTCTGGGTATCAGCTAAATCCTTGGCAGGAAGAGCCTTTTATTTTGAGACATATTTGCCAGAGTATGGGGCATTGTTTGATAAGCTACCAATCTCGGCATTTGTAACAGAACCAAAAACACCTGATCCTGATCTGGATTTACCAAACTTACAGTTCTGGAATTGTATGGATTATGGGGTTATTGCCATACATAAACAGTTTATTGGCTCGATGGATGTAGAAGTTTTTACCAGAAACTTTGGTTTGATGAGGGGTTATTATGTGGCCACCTTAGATAACTATCATATTAATTCTGATGAAGTTGATTGGTCTACAAGTGAACAACCATCAGAGCATAAAAGCCATAATTTGATTGAATTGGAAAATGGGCAATATGGCCTGTATCCAAACAATAGAATGAGATTATACGATAATTCACTAACACCTCAGGAGCCACTAAAGCCAGATTTTAAAGTATCAACAGAGTTTTATCAGGTTGAAAATGGCAATGACTGGGGCAGGCTTGGTGATACTGACGAATACTTTTGGGAAACACCAGAAGAAAAAAATAAGAAAAAATAATGTTTGTAATAAAGACGTACCGCAGGCCAAGGCAGGGTGTGCCTATCTTGGAGATGAAGCTATGCAATGGCTGTGTCACTCCAAAAATGTGTAGGAAATCGGCATTTTGTGAAGTCAGGGATGAACTTGAAAAAGAAAAACAACTTATCATAGAGAAAATTCATGGCAGTAAAAAAGAAAAAATCATCAGCAAAAAAAACAAAAGCAATACCGACAAACCCAAAATTATACGCACAGGTAAAGGCAGAAGCTAAGAGAAAGTTCGATGTTTTTCCTTCCGCTTACAGTAGTGGGTACATAGTTCGTATGTATAAGAAAAGAGGCGGTAAATATAGAACTGGTAAGGCATAATGGCTAAACCAAAAGGCGGATTGACCAAGTGGTTCAAGAAAGAAAAATGGGTTGATATTTCAGCACCTAAAAAAGGTGGTGGGTTTGAAAAGTGTGGCAGAAAAAAGGCAAAGGGTAGCAAAAGAGGTTATCCAAAATGTGTTCCAACCGCAAAAGCTAACAGAATGACAAAATCACAAATAAAGTCTGCTGTTACTCGTAAAAGGGCAAATCCAAAAGGCAAAGTAAAAACAATTTTGAAAAAGGGTAAGAAATGAAAAAAAAGACAATGAAAAAAGGCAATGGCCTTACAGCAAAACAAAAAACTCTACCCAAGAAGTTGCAACAGGCAATTTTGAAAACTAAGAAGAAAAAATAATGCCAAAGATGAAAATTGATGAATTAAGTTCTGTTATCAGTTCTGAGATTCAACAAGCACAAAATTATTTTGAATCTGAGTTTGCCTCTGAAAGAATGAGAGCAATTGACTATTACCTTGGGGAACCCCTTGGCAATGAAAGAGATGGGTTCAGCAGTGTTGTTAGTCATGATTTTGCTGATGTAGTTGAGACATTGATGCCTTCATTGATGCGTATCTTCACATCATCAGATAAATACGTCAGATATGCCCCTAGAACAGCCGAGGACACCGAAAGAGCAGACCAATTAACTGATTACGTTAATTTCATCATCAATCAGGATAACGATGGCTACAGGATCTTACATACGTTTATAAAGGATAGTCTTTTATTTAAATTGGGTGTTGTAAAGTTTGGTTGGGATGAAAGTTTTGTGGTGCAGGAAGAAGAATATGACAATCTTTTAGAGGAAGAGATTGTAGCTTTACTGGCTAACCCTGACATTGATGTTGTCTCCCAGACAGAAAACACAGAAACATTAATAAATGATGATGGTGAAGAAACTCAAGTAACCAGAAGTTACAACATGAAGGTCAGGATCAGGAAAAAGTCTGGCCGAGTAAAAATTGAAAATGTTCCGCCAGAAGAATTTATATTCAATAAAAATGCTAAGAGTTTAGAAGATTGTCATTTTATATGTCATAGAACACAAATGACTGTCTCTGATCTGGTATCAATGGGATACGATGAAGAGTTGGTTAAGCAGTATGCAGGTGATGTATATGGCGGTCAGGAACGAGAAGAAAAGCAAAGACGATTTGAAGATATCGAAGGCGGTACATATCGTGATCCAGATGATGAAAGTCAAAAGGATATTATAGTCAATCAGATCACAATGAAGGTCGATTTTGATGGAGATGGTATCAGTGAGTTAAGGCAAATACTTGCTATTGGTGATAATGCAGAAGAAATTTTAGAAAACGAAGTTTGTGATTATATTCCTTTTGCCTGTGTGTCTCCAATACTTATGCCACATAGATTGGTAGGAAGATCTATCTTCGATGCTACCGAAGATCTACAAACCATCAAGACTACTTTAATGAGACAATATCTGGATAGTACATATCATTCAGTATTGCCAAGATTAATTGTTCAAGAAGGGCAAACAAATCTTGATGATGTTCTGGATGGTACAGCAGGCGGTATCATTAGAGTAAGAAATGCAGGTGCAGTACAGCCATTACAGGCACAAGGGGTAGGAAGAGAAATACAGCCTCTTATGCAGTATCTGGATGAGGTTAAGGCCGACAGAACTGGTGTAAGCAGGCAGACACAGGGATTAGATCCATCTGTCTTGCAATCAACTACAGCCAGTGCGGTACAGGCAACTGTAAAAGGCTCACAACAAAAAGTAGAAAGTTATGCCAGAACAATTGCAGAAACAGGCATCAAAGACTTATTCAAAGGCATATTGCACATAATCACAAACTATCAGCAACAGCCAAGGGTTGTCAGGCTTAGAAATAAGTTTGTACCTATTGATCCGCAAGAGGGTTCAAGTGGCTTTGATGTAGTTGTAAACGTAGGATTAGGAACAGCAAATGAAGAACAAAAAGTCGCTTTTCTCCAAAGCATTGCAAGCAAGCAAGAAGTTATTATGCAAACTTTGGGAATTGATAACCCATTGTGTGGAATGGCTCAGTACTCGAATACACTTAGGCAGATTGTGGATGTACTTGGTTTCAAAGATTCAGACCAGTTTTTCAATCCTCCGCAACTGGTTCAGCAAAAAATTCAAGAGCAACAGCAAAGACAACAGCCTGCCCAACAAGACCCAGAAATTGCAAAAGTCCAAGCCGAAATTGAGGCAGAGAAAATCAAACTTGAAGCGAAAATCGAGTTAGACAGGATGAAGGCTAATGCTGAGATAGAGTTGAAGAAAGAAAAGGCATTGGCTGATTTAGAAATACGCAAACAGGAGTTAGCACTTGAGGCAGAACTTAGGGTTGCAAAAGCAGTTACAGACAGTGAAATATCCACAAACCTTCCAAGGCAATAAAAATATATTAGGAGATGTTTTGTATCTCCTGATGTTGTCGGATTTTCACCATCATTGGAAAATGCACCAAGTCAAGAGGGTCATAGTTCCTCCGATGTATCATGGTCAATATAGGATCTGGTACAATAATAACGACCCTTTTGGCTTTTGTTTGTGGGCATGGGTAAGTGATGAAATTTTAGAAAAATTGTTAAAAGAAGAATACAGGATGAAAGCCGATGATTGGCAGTCAGGTAAGAATTTATATCTGGCAGAGTTTGTGGCTCCATTTGGTCAGACAAGGCAATTAGTCCGCAACATGAGACAATACATAAAAGAAAATTTTGGTGAAGATATAAAAGGGCATTGGTTCAGACCTTCAAGAAAAAAAGTAGGCACAGCCATGTCAGGTAAAAAAGTAGCATAGGAGTATATCTATGGGTGAAAGTACCGATAGTTCAAGTGATTCTGACGAAACCATTGAAGCACAAGGAAGATTTGATGATTTTGGAATAGGTCAAGATACTAGTCAATCTCAAGGCTTTTCAAGTCCTGATGTCGAGGCAGATTATAATATTGCACAAGATCAAATTCGTGATGCATATGCTAGTGGTCAGGCATTAGGTGCAAATCTTGGCAATGTGACTGCTCAGGATATGGGTTTGAATACAGTAGGAAATACACTTGCACAACAGGACTTTGCAAGAGAGCAAAGTTTCTTTGATGAAAATCCAATGAGTACAGCAGTAGATGCTCCTTTTACGTCTAGAATGGCAGATATAAATGTTGGTGCAGGTGATATATTCGGATTGAAAGATCAGATTGCAAACAAACTAAGTCAGGGCGGAACAGCGGTTTTTAACAATCAAGGTGATATAGTTGGTGCTACTGGTCAAACTCCATTATTTGGCATGCCTTTTTTACCCAATGTAACTACATATACAGGAAGAAACGAGTTTAACCCTTTTGGTGATCCAACAATGGGCAGTGATGACAATCCTAATCCAGTAACTACACCGACAGTAACTAACCCAATATCAGGCAAAGAGCAATGTCCTGATGGATATGTATTTGATAATGATCTACAGGCTTGCAGGTTAAAGACAAGGGCAGATGATGCTATGGGTACACCCAAAAACCCACCAGACATGAATGCACCTGCGTTTGTGAGAAATTATTCTTTGTTAAATACAGCACCTAGCAATGTACCTCAGGGATTTGATTTTAATCAGGCTAACCAGAACTTTATGAGTAGATTTGCAACCAGACCATCAATATTCAAGAAACCACCAAACTTGCTTGGTTTTACACCATTTAGGAGTTCTTAAATGTCAAAAGAGGGTAGGTTAAGAGAGCAGATTGATAAGGGCAAACAGGTTGATGCAATTATAAAAAACCCAATGTTTACTGAGGTTTTTGCAAATCTGGAAGAGCAGTTTTTATCTGCATGGAAAATGTCCAGTATGAAGGACAGTGAAGAAAGAGAAAGAATTTACTATTTATACCAATCATTACAGGCACTTAAAGATGCCATGACAGGCATTAGCGGTAATGGAAGGTTAGCTGAGAGCCAATTGAATGAATTAATTGGCAGACAATCAACACTTAATTAGGGGTAATTATGAGTGAAGAAAATCAAAATCTGGATATAAATTCAGCAGTACAAGAGATGTTATTACCATTGGAAACCGAGAACAAGGTAACTCCTACAGATGGTGAGGCCGAGCCTGTAGAAGAGGCTCAAGTATCAGAAACCGAAGAGCAAGAGGAAGCCATTGATGAAAGTCAAGAGGTAGAGGCCGAAGAGGGCGATGAGGCGGAAGATACAACTTTTGAAGAAGGTGATACTGAAGAGGTCGAGGAAGAGGCTCCTACTCTCTACAAAATCAAAGTTGATGGTGTAGAAGAAGAGGTAACCCTTGATGAGGCTTTGAATGGTCACATGAGACAAAAGAAATTCCACAGAGAGTTAAACAACTTGCATCAGGATCGTAAATCGTTTGAGGCAGAAAAGGCCGAGACGAAACAACTGCAAGACAGGTTTAAACAAGGTTTAGCACAGCTTGATAAGCAATTACAAGTTGATGAACCAAACTG